TTCTGCATCGAAGTTAAGCGTATCAGGTTTAATAAACGGTGAATCCGGCACTGTTCGGACCGTCTCAGGGAGAGAAGAGTTCAGAAAGACAGGGGGGGTCGCCTTGTGGCTAAAAAAACGCCCACCTTTACTGCTATTACATGATTTACACATAGCACGTAGATTATCTGGGCTCCACATATCACCACCTTTAACGCGTGGAATGATGTGATCTACAGTGTGTGCTGGCTTGTTGCATACTGCACACTGCCAACCATCACGATCTAAGATGGTAATGCGTAGCTTCTTCCACTTGCCACTACCTATCTCACGTTCGCTCAATGCCAACCCTTTAACTTGTAATGCTCTAATGCTTTACACATAGATCCATATCTATTCATGTTGTACTTAATACCCCACTCTACTTGCTTATATCCATTAACAGTGCTAAGCCATTTAGACCTACCTTGTGGTATACCGTAATGACTACCATTTACAGCATTAGGATTCCACCTCGATTCTCTAAAGTATAAATAATCTAAACAATAGAACTCATCTAAGTTATTAAGCTGTATGAAAGCCCACTGACGATAATGATTTGTTCTATCAGCTGCAACGGAATAATCTTTTGAAAAGCAACTGCTAAATGCAATTAGCAATAGGGTGGCCCAAACTCTGCGCCTTCCGGGCCTGGCCTTTGGCGGCCCAGCTTTTCGATTTAAGATCGAACGCTTTCTGTTCAGGGTAGCATGCCTTGTCAAATTGATTAACATAACCGCGGGTCACAAGGCGTGTCGTAGAAGGGCACAATGTTGTATTGATCTATCCAATTATAATCGTAGCCAGCCTCACTCATGGTTTACCGCCCCATCCACCACCCTTAAATATCAAGCCAGGTGCTGAGTAAATCCGGCTCATTTGTAAATTACATTTAGGACATTCCATACCGGCAATATCATCATCGTAAGATTTCTGCACTGATCCATAAGTGCCACATTCATTACAGCTGTATTCATAGGTAGGCATTACTTCGCTCCAATCAACTGGCAAGTGTGGCAGTCCACGGTGAGAAACTTCCATCCACCACACTTAGCGCATCTGCATATATCACTGTCCGGGATATGCAAAGCTTCGGCTATATTCTTTACTCCCACGCATCCGCATGACATGCACTGGTACGCCTTAAAGCCTTCAGGCGTATCTAATTGCTCTAGCCATAAGAACTCTGTCTTAGCCTTACAGCCATTACATTTGAATTGTGGGTACATTATGATAATATCCTTATTGCCTACATTGGCATTGAGTACAAATCAAGTAATTACCACTATGTATTAACCTGTCGTCATTACAAGCTATACATAAGTCAGTTGATGGTATGAACTTTACCTGGTCGTTTTCCATGCGTTCCAGGTAAGGTCCACCTCTTAGGATTTCTACATATCCCATTTATTCACCCCCTTTACCAGATTCGGAATCATCCGGCCAATACCATGTGCCTGCAGCTGTAAGTTTTGCCCATTTAGCATCACACTGTTCGGCTTTAGGTGCAGTGCATACATAACCTGCGTATGGTTTATTTGTAGCCTTGGCTATGCCTTCTTTTTTTACCATATCACCATGCCGGCAAGTAAAACCAACACTAACCACTTCACCAATTTCTGCAACACTCTCACCAATAGACCAAGCAACAGGCACAGGCTCGTTGCTATTATCTTTAGGTTGTGTGTCCACAATATGTAACGCCATCTCCATCGCAGCTGATTTACTTCCTGGTCTGCCATATTTAGGCGTAAATTGTTTTTCATTTACTCGGACCATTTCTTCTCTACTTGGTCCATTCTTTTCAGTACCGATATTAGCCGTCTTAAAAGCAACGCCTCGAGCTGAAGTCTCACAATTTTCAAGCGCAAAGTCACGATTGACCCCACGATCCGAAATGACTTCCTTTGCGTGACCTGTTGCGAATGGTTGTGTATCAGTTGATTCCCTAAATAATTCACAAACAACAACGATTCGAGTGTCTGACTCCGCGATAATCCTCGTTCGTACTGCTCCATTTGGATACCTTTCCCAAAATATATTTGATCTTTCTTGAACCGTGGTGTAATCATCTAAATTAAATGCCATTATTCCCACGCTCCATTTTCGTCTTGCATGGCATCAGTTATTGTTTTTGCAATAGCGATGTATCCAAGTGCATCTTTGTAATTGTCAACGACTCCTGGATCTTCAGCTTGTCGGCTGATCTTGACCAGGCACATACAAATTGCAACCTCGTTTGGTTGTATTGGATAACCCAAGTAAGCTGTCCAGAGTTCGGCAATACGTTTGTGGTTACTAATTGGGTGACCATATTGAGTACCTCTGCTGTGCAGTATTTCAACGGTTTCACTAAATAACTTCTCAGTTGTCGTTGGCATCAATTTTGTTTTCTATCATTCTGCGGTGCATTGTCCACCCATCATGACGTCCACGCCAATAGGCGACTGTTTTTGCATTTTCATACATGCCATAAAGCATTATTATTGCAACCATACAGGCTACCCATAATAGGCCAGCTTCTTTTAGATCCATATAGCCCTATCTGTCCGCAAACTTTGCGGTACAGGCATAGTGTTGCACCTGTGTACGACTTTGTGGATTATTTAAGGCAGATTTTGTATAACGTTTGTATAACGAATTATCTGTAAAGTTTGCCTTCAAATATAAAACTGCCATCGGAATTGACAGGAATAGTGACCACTTGGACTTTACGCTCGTGCACATAGGCAACTGCGAATCCTGTCTGCCAGTTGGCATAGCCCCTTGTATAAGCCATACCGCTTGAACTTAACGATACCATACAACCAACTTCGACACCCCACACAGTACGCCCAAATTGGCCTCTAGATGCCTCTGTAAAGGCCGTTTGGCCTAATCTATGGGTATGACCACACACTACGCTCTTTCCATGCCTTCTAGCCCCATTTAAGGCCGTTTGGCCGGGTATTTGAGATATAGGGAAAGTGTCGCCATGAACTGCTATCCAACCTGGTGCCCAATCAATACCCTGTGGCGAAAACTTAATGCCTAGCTTGTCGTAACCCATGAATCGTTCGTATTGCATTTCAGGTAAATTAAGAAAACTTGGCAATCGTTTTTTAATGGATTTATAAAGTCTAATGCCGTGGTTGCTGCCGACCACATCTGTAACGCCTAAATAACTTAATACTTCTTGTGTCAGCTGTCGATCTTCGTGAATGTTGCCAACCATTTCATCAATAGTGTTAGCGTTAAAACCGCCTAACTGTGGCAGATCAATTTCATCACCTATACAGATCGTGCGATGGGGTTTCCATTTAGCCAGAAAACGGCCTACTGATTTAACTATTGCATCGTTGTAAAATGGTACTTGAAGGTCACTGACAAACGCTATGCGCTTAATCGTCATCCTCTTCTGGAGTAGGAATAGATGGGATAATGCCGTCTTCGCCTACTACCCAGTCAGGCATAGACGATGGACTATCCATTAGAGCCAATGCTAAAGGCTCACTAAATCCAGCTTTACGTGCTGCTTTGTACATTTCATGCTTGGCTATATAAAACATGTCTAGCTTGGATAAAGGATCTGGCGATTTACGTACTACTCGCCTATTTATCTTCTTTCGCTTACGTGTATTAGCCATGTGTTTATTGTCTCTTACTCATAATAGAAAACAGATCATCAACACGCTGCTCTAATCTAGTTAACTGATCTTTCATGCTAGATCCACCGTTAGGCCGTAACTCGTTTAACCAACCTTTAATAAGAAAGCGCAGACCCACTAATAAACTTGTTAATACCGCGCACACGCCAGCCCCAAAGCCAGCCCATTCTGCCGGTGTCATTTCGCATCAATGCCATAATCAACCTCTTTGCCAGAAGTAGGATCAATAGCTTTAATTAGGGGTGCAACTAAAGCACCTAGGAGAATCGCGTACTCTGGCTTAATATCGCCAACAATAGCCAAAACAACAGTTATGCCTGATGCTGCGACAGCTCTTAAATATGACTTAATTGCTGCTTTATGTTTTTTGCTAAGTTTCATATCTTTCCCCCTAGTAGTGGTATGTCGAACGCTCTGCCATCTTTGTCGCCAGCCTTTGTGAAGCTAACGTGGATGTGTTTTGTGTGTTTATTAAATCCAGAATATTTACGCCACTTAAAATTAAGAATCCTGCTAGCAATCATGCCGTTATGTATTACGTAAGATATGCGCTTATCGGTTTTTGCACAGATTCGGATCTGGTCAGCCAGATAAACCGAGAGCCCTTCGGATGTATCCAGCCTAGAATCAATATCAATGGCTCGCACGCATCCGGTGCTGTCTGGATTATGATCCGATTTTCTGGCACTGTGACGAGCATCACCAATCCACCCATCACTGGTAGAGCGCCTATCTGGATACCAGGTAGTAACGGCATCTCTAAGCTCTACACCCGCTGCACATAACCAAGGCTTCATTATGAAAGAAGTAGTTTGGCTTCCTCGGCAGTTAAACCAAGACGATCAAGAATTGCTTGTTTTTTAGTAGCTTTAGTTGTATTTTGCTCTAACTTCCAAGCCTCATATTTAGCAAAACCATCTTCTAATTCTTTTTTAGTTATAGGTTTAACGCCTTCATCGTAGCGAATCGTGTCAAAGTCCTGGCCCCAAACTACCCAGCCTCCATCAGGTCGTAAATATGTCAAAACATCTTCTATGTTTGTCATTATGGTGTTACCTCCACAAGTGTAATTGTTGATAATGTTCCTGATTTTTGAACAGAAATCGCAGCACTATTATTAGGATTTCTAAATTGTGTTTTATAAGTTGTGGCTGATGTCGTCGCTGGTGAGTCTAAATAAACTGTTGATGCAGTTGACAACCATAATTGCAAAGCACTATTGGTATAGCCAGCAGATTGTGTAATTGTTGCTATTGATGTTGCACCTCTATATAAGTTAATATCTATAGCATTTTGAGAATCAGCGCTAGTTTTTTGCAAACCATTTTGATTAACAAAAACCAACACTTGATTTAATGAATTGGTTGGAGTAATAGTTGCAGTTAAAGTAGTATCAGCAAACGTTATTGAACTGCTTGATGTATCTGTCGTTGTAGTTCCTTGTACTATTTGCACAATTTTACTAGCGGAAGCTCCACCACCTTTAACAAAAATAGCGGCTGAAGTACTAGTGAAATCTAAATAACCGCTTTCATACTGCGCTAAAGCTAGGGATGCCGAGCTGTTTACTGTTGCAGTACCCGCAGTAATTGTGCATACGCCAGCACCTAAGTTTGTGATATAAACTGTGTCGCCTGCTGCAAACAAACCTGTATTAACTGTAATAGTTGTAGCACCTGCGTTGCTCATAGATATAGCAGAACCAGCATCGGCAGCCACTAATGTGTAACTTGCAGTCTTAGCAGATGCAGCACCACCAGCCATAGCGGTTTGTTGTAAGCTAGTCATTTGAGCAGCTGTAAGGACCTGCCCTGTTGTAAACGTCTGTTTTGCCATTATATCTCCCTAGTAACTGAGCACATTATAGTCTAAAGTGCCATATATATTGTTGTCTAAAATCAGAGCGTCTAAAACTGGCTCTAATGTAGTAAACGTGGTTTTCCAGCTATTTGGCGATATGGTCATTCGTACGCCAAAAATCTGTAATGTTTTTTCTAGGGTAGAGCCACCTGGTTGGGTGGTAATTACCTTTATAGGGTCAAAAAAATCTAAATCTAAAGCTGCAATTATGCCTGTGTTGTAATTATTTGTGTATAAATCCAGCACTATAGAGTCGACTCGGATGCTAGTTTCAGCCCTGCTGGCCACATAAGCCTGGGCATAATCTAGTGCTACTGCATCTGTCTGCATAAGCAAATTATCTAAAAAATAACTATGTAAAAAATACTTTTCAATGCTGGGTGTATTTTCCGCTACTTGAGCAGTGCCACCGGATCTAGTAATAGTGGCTTTATTGAATACAAGCACGTCATTAAGAATCCAGCTAGCATCAAAATAGTCAATACCTGTTCCATTATCTGCAAAGACTGTAGGCGTGCCGCCAATAGATCCAGCAGTTACGCCTCTGTCTTGAAATACAAACGAGCCAGTAGCATCTACATATAAAGATCCATATTCGGATGAAGCTACAGTAGTTAAAGCCTGTAGTGCAGTACGGTTAGTGCCTGGGTCTGCCTGCATAGTCGTAAGTCCTGCATCTATATCACGCATAGTTGCGGGCCATTCAATTTGATCTAATATTTGGTTAACACGTGTGCCAGATAAATTGCCAGCCGTAGCACCTGTAACGGTACTAATTTGTGCTAATTGGGCTAATCTAAATGCATCTACTGCCTGAATAGTCGTAACGGCTAAATCTTCGCCTGATTCATCTGGGTATGTAGTTACGTAACTTGTAATAAATCCTTGAAATATTGGATAATTAACACCGCTATAAGTTGCACTAATCTGCACCTTCTTCATTGGTGTTAGCAATTCATAATAAGGCCCTGAGACGTTTTGCGGATTGAAGTCGCCATTTTGATCGACAATACGTAAGGTAAGTGTGCCTGTTTGAAATTGATCTGATAAAGCGGTACGGCCACGGTTAGTCTCTATACGGTTTATTTGATTTGATACATCTACAATTACAGCTGCACTATCGCCTAGCACGTTAGTGCCTAATATGCCAGAATCTAATATTAAAGTTTGTGCAAAGCTTGGACCTGTACTAAAATTAATTAAAGCACTTACTACAGGTACTGTCATACTAAGAATCCATTGGGCACTGTGTTGTATCCTGATCGTGTTGCCAACTGTATGCTCTCTGCTATAGCTTGGCTTAACTTATCACTGCCACCATCTATGGTAAGTCTTATATCCATAGGCTGGGTAGCAGAAGCACGTTGTACGCCTGGTGTAAATCCTAAAGATAAACCTAAACTTGTTGTCTCTGGGCTTGTAAAAAATAATGGGTTATTCGGTGATAAACCTTGTAAACCTGCTTTTCCAGTTATCCCTTTATCTGCTGTAAGTATGGTTCCGCCTGGGCCTACCTGCTCTGGGCTAAGTCCAAAAGATAATAATAAATCTTTTGTTGCTTTGGCTAATTGACCAAAAGCCGTAGTTAAACCATCGCTAGCAATTTTAGCCGCTTCTGCTAATTTCTTTAATGCTTCTGCCGCTTCCATTTCGGCTAATAATTTCTTAGCCAGTGCCTCGTTATTATCTAATATGGCAAGTTGAGCCCGCAGGCGTAATTTGGTTTCTTCATCGGTAGCACTATTTAATGCAGCACTTAATCCAATACGTTCTAAATCAAACTTCTTTTTTAGTTCTTCTACGTTTTTATTTTCAAGTGCGTTTTTTGTAGTGATAATTGCTAATTCAGCCTTACGTGCTGCAATAGTTTTAGTAGTTATTTGATAATCTTTAACACGTGTAGTAGCAGCACCAGGGGCTACCGTTGTAGGTTGTCTTCTCCAAAAATTAGGATCTTTAACATTAAATATGTTTGCAGTTACTTTAGCAAACCCAGCAATATTGTTAATATACCTTCCAAGCGTATCCGCAGCAGTAACCATCTTGGCAGTAAAAGTGTCTATAGAAGTATCACCTGATAAAGTTTTCAAGGCATCTAGTAGACCCTTACCTATAGCTTCTTTAGATTCATCTACGGCTACAGTTAATTTAGCCATATCACCTGCATAGCCTGCTGCAGCTGCAGATGCCTGTCCTGAGAAGTTAGCATTCAAAGTTTTCTGTACGTCCAAAAATGATGATGATTTTAATTGAGCCTTGCTTAGTCCTACACCTAATGTACCTAGGGCTGCGTTATCGCCTAAGTAAGCCTTAGATAAGCTAGTAGATACGCTTGTAAGATCTTTGCCAGTACCGGCTGACACGTTAAGTGCGGTCTGGAATAAACTCTGTGCTTTAGCAACATCTTTAGTAACAATAAGCAAACGTTGAAAACCTGGAATAAGACTTTCGTCTACTATGCCAAACTGTAAAGATAGGCTCCTTAGATAGTCGTCTATTGCTCCCTGCTCAAATGATAATCCTAAGTTATCTATTGTAGTGCGTAATTTGGCAGCAGCCTTTTCGGATTCTATGAAAGCATTTACTGAACTTTTACCAAAGGCTACTAAAGCGGTGGCAGCAAAAACTTTGCTAAATGTTTTGCCTAATTGCTGGGCTTGTTTATCAAATGCAGATAACTCTTTTTTACCCTTTTTAAGTGCCTTACCATTAAAGGTAGCAATAGCCGAGACAACTACATTGGCCATTAGGCTGCTACCCCTCGTATGTTTACACCAGGCCCACTAAATGAAAACTCTCTAGGTAATGCTGGTTTTTTAATTTCTGTAGATTTGTTAAATTGTATGGCTGTAGCATTTATTGCGTTAAGAATTGCATCGTAAACTTGTTGACTGTCTTGAGCCCAGGCCTTGTAAATTAAACGGCCTTTAGTTTTGCGGCCACCAGATCGTATGCCTTTAATTTTTGGTTGAGAAGTAAGTGATGGCATAGATGTTACAAATTGATAACCTGCAAATGGATTATTAGATGCGTATTCTCTAGTAGAGCGATTATATGTATATTCTCTAGCTCTAGCCTTACCTTCAAATCCCTGTACCGGACCAAAGGTAGTAGCAGGTCGGGTCGGGTCTATTTGTTGAAATGGTGCTCGACCTTGCGGATTTTTACGACCAGCAGTTTCATAAATGCGACCAGCGGCAGTTACGTTGTAGACATAGTTGCTAACTTTAAAACCATTTTTAAACGTTTTATTATCACCTGAATTATAACCAATACCTGCTTTAACTGTAGCAGCATCATATTTAGGAAATGGTTTGTAATTTATATTTGGATTGATTGCTTTAGACCAGCCTGAAAGAACCTCGCCATTACCAGGCACATAACTCTTAGCTTTAGATGCTACGCCACGCATTAAAGGATCAATAGCAGTCCTAATGCGTTGGCGCATATCTTCATCAATAAACTCCAAACCTGCTAAGACATCTTTAACGCCTACGACCTCTACTGGCATTTTTGATCTCCTTAGCTCTATCTGTCAGGACTTGTATAATGGCTGTATACATATCCGTATCCATATCAATAAACTCTTGCGGCGCAATTCCTGTTTCTACCGACAGACTGGCTATCGTGTAAGTCATTGAATTACGCGGTATTATTTTTTTTCTTCGTCTAATACCTCTACAGTTTCGAGAGTGTCAATAAACTCTGTGCCCCATATAGGTATCTGCGCACCAGCCCTACGTAAACATTCATAAGCCAACCAAAAGATTTCGGTCTGACGTTCATGCTCACGTAGGACTTTGCTAATGCCTGAGCCATATTTCAATTCAAAACTATATTCGACTCCTGGTGTAATTTTATGCTCAGAAACTTCACCATTAGCCCTAGTAATCTTTAGCTTTGCCATTGTTACTCCTTAATTAGAATGCAACTGATGTTGATACTGTTATCGCGGAGTTTACTGTAAATGATAGGCTAGATGTTGCAACTTCAGCCACGCCGCCTGTACCGATTGGGGTTAGGTTATTTACTAACACGTTAAATTGGTAGGTAGGGTTGGTTGCTGATACTGCTGTGCCTTTAACAGTAATTACTGATACTGCTAGGGTTTGTCCAAAGGCTGCGTTAAGCGTTGTATTTACCTGGCTGGCTGCCCAGTCATTGATAAAGTCGATGCTAAATGTGCCAGATTGGAGACCAGCCACAAAACGATGTGCGGAGTCCCCCATTGCTGTGACTTCGAGCTCATCTACGATCTGATTAATTACAGCGTTTGTTACGTATGCGCTGATGTCGATTGAAGGTACTGTAGGCGCAGCGGCAGTAGCCAATTTAACGCCTACATTGTTATTTAGATATATGGCCATTGTTATTCCTCGTCTTTCTTAGTTGTTTTTGGTGTTTCTTTTATTTGGCCTGTCTTAATTAAGAAGGCTAAGTCTTCTGCTTGTGTGCTCATTTTAACTCCAGCTCGTTAGGATTGATACTGTTATTTCTGACGTTAATAAATCTCCACTAGCTGCGTTAGTTATAGCTGGAGCGGAGACACTTGATATGTTGTAAACCAGGGTCGATGCCGCTAGTTTAGTTACTACTGCTACTATAAAATCTTCTATGCCAATTAATGAGCCTTGGTTATCAAAGGCTGGCTTAGTCATTAAAATCTTAAAATTAGCCATCGGTGCTATACCTGTTTGGCTATTATTGTTTGGCACAATATAAGGATCGCTAGGAGTTACTACTACGCTATTGGCAAGCAAAGTTTCCGGTGGAAAACTAAAGGTAGACCACACGCCATTGTTGGTAAGTGCGGTTGCTAGCGTGCCACGTAGGGTACTTATTGCAGCCATTAGCCCACCAGTGATGCAGGACTTGAATACGGCTGGATGAGACCTCTGATCCGATTTACGAGTTGGTACCCCATCCTGTAAGGAGATGCAGATATCCCATCCATACCGACCCCACCTGTCTGGCTGACTTGACGTGCTTGCCAGATATCTACAGCTACGATCATCGCAGCTTCTCTTATGGCAGGGGTTGTCGCGTAAGATTGGGTCTTATGGTCTGGGCCAGTGACTAGGCCGTATGGTGCTACTTTATGAAATGTTTGATCGCTACCAGTTTTGGCATATTGAATAAAAGAATAACCATTAGGATAATTAACTTGTCCGTAGTTATACATAAATACTGGGATAAGGCTAGTAGTACCGGATGTTGGCGGTATTGTGCCTGTAATTTGAACTGTGCCATTAAATGGGCTTCCGCACGCAGATACCGTAACAATTTGTTCAGCTGCGAATGCGTTTGGGCTGGCAAGCATAAGTGTTGCCACGTTATCTTGTAACGCTGTACCTACTACTGGGGCAGTGTTAAACCAAAGATATTGATTGATTAAATCTTCTGCAGTTTGGCAAACTTCTTCTACTGTTGCATCGGTATACAAAGTGCCAATTCCAAGATTCGAGCGTAATTCAGCTGTGGTCACGTAAACGGCTGGCATTGTATTCCTCTCTTAAAAACTCCCCCAGGGCTAGGGCTACTAAACCCCAGGGGATTACTTATTGATTAACGGGTCTTATCAGGTTTTTTTGTACTTCATAATACCGTTAGGCATTTTGGCAAGTGTTGCCATGTATCCGTAAATTGCCACCTGAACCTGTAGGTTGGAGACAACGTTTACGCTCATAAAATTTTGGGCGGAACGATATACAGTGAATGCCTCTGGTGCAAGGATAATTGCTGAATCATCATCAAATGTTGTAGCTGTGAAGTTCTTGTCTACATATAGATCAAGACCAAGCACGTTACCACGGATTGATGTTGGGTTAACTTGTCCAGCTGCGTTCATTGGTTGTAACGCATTAAATACTGGGCGCTTTGTTGTATCTTGTGCACCAATTAGCGCACCCCATTGTGCTGGGTTAGCGATGTAGTTCTGTGCAAAGTAGCCAGTGTTTGCGTAGATAGTGCGTGCTGCTTCT